AAATGCATCAGGTGCGGAAGGATCGGCAACGATATCAGCAGCAGTTGCTAACATGAAATCATCACCTACAACATTGATTCCCTCTCTCGTAAGTTTGAGTGAACCAATACCGCGAGAGGAGACTCCAAGTTTGACACCTTCTTCTACCAGAGAAGCAGCAATCTTACCCATTGGGGTATTGAGGATTTTTGCCTTACCAATAAAGTTGGAACCACTCTCTCTGAGTGATACAATCTTATGTGAAACTCTATCAAGGTTTACAGTAGGACCTTCGGGATGACCGAGTTCTCCAAGAGCACGTCCCTTTTGAATATGATTTTCGTTGTATCTTCCAACTTCACGGCGAAGTGTTTCCATTGGATACATGCGACCGTTGCGGTTCTTGATGTTTCCTTGCAGAAAAACACCTTCGATATAAAGCTGTTTCTTACCGCCTTTGTTTTCGATAAGAAATTCAACTGATTCGATTTCTTCTGTGATGAGTTTCATTAGGAGATACCGCTTGTTTGAACTTGAATGAGTTGGACTGTTGTTCCAGTTCCGCTAGCTTTGGCAGAAACTTTAAGTGAGTTTCTCATCTCAGAACCATTAAAGGTTGCTGTTGATGCACCAGAAACAGTTGCACTTGAAGTGTCTTTTGTGACTACAACTCTTGTGGAATAATAACCAGTTGCATGAGATGCTGAGGTTAGAACTCTTTCAATAGGAAGATGAGTTCCATTCAGAGAATCGGGAGTGATACCTGTGATCGTAACAGTGTCACCAACATTAAATGTAGTTCCAGTTCCCTCTGGGAAGTGATAAACAGTTGAAGTGCCTGTGGTGATTCCACTAACTGGTTGTGACTTTGGTGTCAATGAAAGAGTTTCAGAAGAATCTGCAACGATTGCATAATCTAAATCAGTTGCAGTTGGATTTGTTCCAATAGCAACATTAATATCTTGTGACCCTACCGCACTGATTCTAAGAGAATCTGATTTCACTGAAAATGGTTGAGAAGTAGTTACGCCATTTGCACTGGCAAAATATGTGCCAGTACCCACTATTGGATTATGAGCCATTACTCCTCCTCGGATTCGGTTTCGATTTCATCTTCAAAGTCATCTTCAATTTGTTCTGCACCAAACAATGACGAAGCAGCAACAGGTTTTAGAGCATCAACTCTTTCTGCTGCTTTTGCATAAAGAATTTCTTTCATTTTATCCGAAACCTCCGAAGGAGATTCACCAGTCACCATAAGATCCATTAATTCTTCCATTGTTTAGAAATATATTAAGACTGTATTTATTTATATTTCTCCACCTTCGGGAGCCACAGTTTTCTTACCTTCACCTTCAAGATCAGGTTCCATGATTGGTTGACCTAAATCTGGACCAGTGCCAACTGCTGGTTGTTGACCCATTTCTCCCATACCATCCATTGACATTGCTGCTTCCAGAGGATCAGCAATGATTCCATCTTTGATTTCTTGTTCAATCTTTACATCCTCTTCAAGAATGTCGGCATCAGTTTGACGAAGAATCTTACGACGAACATAATCTTGTGAATAGTATTTTCCAATATAAGGTTCAGAAAGAGTTGCCAGATTGATTCTATTTTCCAGTAACTCTGCTTCTTTCAGTTCAGCAAAGTGATTGTCATAAAGGAAATCAAACTGAATATGCTCTGACATCATTTCCCAATCTTCGGGAGTAACGACATTTTTCAGAAGCAATTGTGTTCTCAACATATCAAGAAACATCTGAGAAAATCTTTTTCTCAAACGTCCAACAAACTTACTAAATTTAAGTTCATCTCTCAGGATTTCAGATGAACGACCAAGGTTGAATCCACCGTCACCTTCAATACGTGAGATGGGAACATTGAGAGACTTATACAGTTTTTTCTTGAAATATTCAACGTCAGTCAGTTCGCCAAGGTTTTGTCCACCAGGAAGAGTTGTAATTTCAGTTCCACGACCACCTTCTCTACGTGGCAACCAGAAGTCTTCCATCATTGACATAAACTTCTTGTCATCACGAATCTCACCAGTTGATGCGTTATAAACAAGTTTATTTCTGTAACGTGACATCACATCACGTAAGTATTGTTCTGCTTTAACTTTGGGAAGATTACCAACATCGATATAAAAGATACGACGCTCAGGTGCTCTACTCAAACGGTAGATAACCAGAGAATCCTCAATCATTCTAATCTGATTGAGTGCCTTAATTGCTTTGTGTAGATATGAAAGTGTTGATCCTTTATTTCTATCTACAAGACCTGAGGTGCAATATGAAATAGAATCTTTTGAAAACTTAACTCCTTTCTGATCCTGTGATGCGGAAGGATTGCCAACTGGATAGTTAAGTTTTGGAGTATAAACAAAATATTCTTCAATCTCTGGAAATGCCTGATCAACAGAATTAAGATCAGTTTTTCTAGCAGTTACACCTAAGTCTTTTGTATTTTTCTTTGCATGACGCACATATTTCATCTTTGCTGCGTCAATATAACGAAGTTCTTTAATTCCTTCCTCTGGTTTCTTTAAGTCAATAACTTTATGGTAGTATAATCTCCCGTCAATATACCAGTTACGATAGATCTCATGTGATTTTTTATCAAAGTCAAGAAGATCTTTGATTGTTTTAAATTCTTCTCTTATAACTTTCTTGATCCCATCAGAGGCATTGAGGTTTGACAGTTCAATCTCAACAGGACTGTCATTAAGGTCGCTTACAATTGCCTCATTTACAATATCTTCAATGGCACTATCCACTTCTGGATGCAGTGCCATCTCTCTATAACGACGAATAAGTTCAACTTCGTTTTTATATGTTCCTTCTAAATCTACGTAGGATCCGAAAAATCCAGATGTAATATAGTGGTCATTCCCGTCCTCGCTTGAAGGAGGAACAGGACTGACCACTGATTTGGATTCTTCTTGGGAATCTTCAATTGAAAAACCGAATAGTTTCGCCATTATGCAATTTTTTACGATGAACTATTTATCAGTTCAGCGCACCAGGACCACCAGCGATTTCAAAGTATTGAACTTGGAACTCAACAGTAAACTCCTCAATGGTGTTCTCAGTATCATATCCAAGAGCAATCTCTGAAACGGCAGTTGGGAAAATATCATAGAAACGATACGATCTCAGAACGTTTGCTTTTGTTCCAGTGGTTCTGCCTTGTCCTGCATCAGGAACAGCAGTGGTGGTTTCGATCTGACCAGATGAACCTCTACCTAACTGATAGACATAAGCGTCTACCATGTAAGCGTTAGGATTGGATGCGCCAGTATTGTTAGAGAGTTTGCTGATACCGTTCATCCACATTTCCATTGCATGACGAATTCTGAAATCCTCATCATTGATGATGGTGAGGGTCCAAGGATCGAAAGTTCTATCGCCAGCAACTTTCAGAGTACGACCTCTGAAAGGAACATCGATAGAAGCAACATTGGATGCTGGAAGATTAGCAGCCTTACACATGAAGGTAAGGTCTTTCAGCATTTCACCATCTTTGGTGACATATGCTGGGAACTCAGGAATCGTTACCTCAAATAGATTGGGGCGGGCACCGCCCCCTTTGAGGATAGACTTAAAGTTGGAAAGTGTTTTGATTTGTGGTGCTTCGGCCATTGTTTTCTATGCTCCGTGGAATCTTCGTAAGGGGAATGAATCAGACTCTACCAGCAACTTCCTCAAAGCTGACACCAGTTCTGGTGGCAACGAAGGTGAGGGAGACATAGTTGATAGACTTGGCGGGCTTCAAGAAGATGTCCGCTCTGAACTCGTTGTTATCAATAACATCAGGAGTGTTATTTGTTTCGTCACAAATAACGAGGAAGTCATAAATTCCTCTCTTTGCCTGAACATCACGCAGATAAGGTTCTACGATGTTGACAAAGTTAGCTCTTGTGATTTCATCATTGAGTTCAAACAGTTGCGCTTTTGCAGCACCCTCTAAGGCTTGTTCCACAGTCAGGAAGAGACGCCTTACGTTGATTCTATCGAACGCGGAGGCATAACCAAGGGCAGTCTTATCACCGAAGAGCAGAATACCGATACCAGGTTGGAATGAAATTGGGTTTACACGTGCCTGATAAAGTTCGTCTCTTTGATTTTGATTTGGATTATATGCCAGTTTAACGGCATTGTTCAGTACACCACGCTGCTGACCAGCAGGTGAGAACCATGGGAACGCTCTAATGTTAGTGCGAACCATGAGACCAGCAACGTCAGCATTCGTAGGAATGTAACGGAACTGATTGTTGAAGCGGTCATAAGTGTACTTATAACCAGAATCAATGATGCCATAGGAGGAAGACTTAACTCCGTTGGCAAACTTGACGATGTTAGAGGTCTGAGTGTCATCATCAATAACACCAACAACACCAGATCTGTGTGGAGAAACAACAGCAACGCAATCTTGTCTCTCTTCGGCAATCGAGATCAGTCTGTTTGCCTTAGCTTGTGACTCTTCAATACCATTGATCGAAGGACCCATAATCAGATAATCAACCTCAACCTCTTCCTTGTTGCGGAACAGATTGTATGAGGTGATCAGATCACCCAGAGTTGCCTTGTG